ACGCCGCCCCCAACCGCCCATAGACGCATTTCAGAAGAGCGACTCGACCTACTCAGGACCGAGGCCAACCGTTCCCGTGTGAACTACCTTCGCCCGGCAATCGAACTCGCTTTGCTTACTGGTATGCGTCGCAGCGAATTAACTAGCTTGCTCTGGGATGATGTCGACTTCGAGCGTCGCCGTTTGACAGTCCGCAACACCAAAAATGGTCATGATCGTACAATCCCCATTTACGACCAGCTGGCCCAGGTGCTTCGCCGTTTAGATCAGTCAAAGACAAAGGTTCTTGGTGGATGTTCAGCAAGTGCGCTTACAGATGCTTGGAAGCGTTGTAGACGCCGGGCAGGGGTTACGAATGTCAGATTTCACGATTTGCGGCATGAGGCTGTTTCTCGCCTGTTTGAGTACGGTTTCTCCCCTATCGAAGTGGCATCGATAAGCGGCCACCGCTCCCTTAGCCAGCTGATGCGCTATTCCCACGCCATGCAGGACAAGATGCTGGCCCGGATGAATGAGGTGTTGTCATGAACATTTATGATTTTACTGTCCAGTATCAAAAAGAGTTGTGGCATAAGCCATCACACCGCCGCTCATCGCTAAGCAAAGTGCATCGCTTTAATGAGTGGCGCACCCTTAATATAGACGAGGTGACTGCTGTTATTTGCATTGAGTATCGCCGGTATCTTGAAAAGTCTGGCATCAAGGCTGCGACTATTAACCGGCATCTGTCAGCTATTGGCGCTGTGCTTACATTCGCCATGAATATCGGTGCAATCAAATCAAAGCCTAGTGTGGGGCTTACCCGGCAAGAGGAGCCTGATACACGGGCGTTCACCAAAGAGCAGGTCAGGGAAATGATCCAGCATCATGTCAATAATGGTGACCATTGGGTTGCTGATATGATCCGTTTATCTTGTCTTACCGGTATGCGGCTAGGTGAAATCATTGCGTTGCCGCAGGTGGACATCAATCCATCTACAATGGAACTGTGGCTGCCGCCAAAAGTCACCAAGACAAACCAGGGCAGGTTTGTTTCACTGGCTGCTGGCGACGCTTTAAAGGCCGCTGAGAGGCTTCAAAGCTGCATTGCCAGGGTCTACACACCTCGCAAGTTCAGGGACCGCTGGGACGATGTAAAAAGCCGCATGGGCTTTCGCACACAAGGCTGGTTCAAGTTTCACGCATGTCGGCATTTTGCTGCCAGCAATATGGCCAATGCTCATATGAATGTATTGGTTGTTGCCAATCAACTAGGCCATCGCAGCATTGCCACCACCCAAAAATACTACCACGGCAGCGCAAAGGCCCGTGCCGAGGCCGTGTCTGCGCTGTCCTTCTAGAACCTATATCCCAAGCCAAATAGGCCACTGATTAACGTCGGTGGCCTTTTTTTCGCTTGCAGATATTCTTGGTTTGTTCTATTAAAAAGGAACGCATGATGCTTTGACATTGTACGTTCAGCGCCAGCGTCCCATCGAGGTCGCTTCTATGCACCGTGGTGCATCTATTTAGCCCAGATTTGGGCATCCCAAAAGTTATGTATGGCCTATGCCAGTAACCCGTTCTGTCGAGTTATGTATGGCCTATGCCGGTAGTTCCGAACTGCCAATCGCTAACAGCAATGAGGAGAGTGATAGATGCCAAATACGATGAACGATTACGAAAAACACCTCGAAACCACACGGGCGTACCTAGAAGAGATTACAGGCCATACCAGCCTTGAAGATGTGTCGGCTGAAGAATTGATACCACTGCTTGCCGGACACATGCACGGCCTCAATGGTGGCACGACATTGTCAATGAATGATGCTGCCGAAATTGTCGGCTTTGACCCATCAAGACACGCATTGCGGACTGGCGAGGATACTTGGCAGGTTTTGGTGATGATTGAATTTGATGACAGTGAAGAGGCGATGCTTCGGCAGATCGATGAAAATGGTGTGTTCGAGGTGGTTGGGCCGGTTGATGACACACGACACTAGACGCACAGGCGGCGGCATCCTGTTGGATGCTGCCCCTGCCTACCAAAAGTTATGTATGGCCATAGAGCAGACGCAAGATGGCCTAAATATCATCAATATTGTGATTAATCATTGAAACAGGACAAAGGGGATACGCAATGAAAATAGACTTTAAACAAAAGGCAATCATAGCGCCGTTCATTGACTACCTGCACGACTACTACGGGCCGGGCGGGGTGTTTGACATGGGTGCTACTTACCGGCAGCTGTTTGATGCGACGGTGTACTACCTGCAGGATAATGAGCATCCATTTGAAGGCGATTCGTTTGACCGGGAACATGTCCGCATGATTTTGGAAAATCGGTTTGGTTTGTCTGAATACAAGGCCGAAAAATCAGCATAATCGGGCTTTGGAAATTGGGGATTTTGGGGAAAAGCCAAATCTTTTTGCACACATTTTTGCAAATATTTTCCTCCCCCTTATAAAATTAGTTAGTAATAAAAACAATGAATTGAGTGTTGAAGTTAAATTCAAATCGTAGAAATACATCGTGATTTTATGGCAATTTTTGGTCTTTTGATGCGTTTTGGCTATTGTCCATATCCCGCTAGATCATGTAGTTTAGATGCATCAGACCACTACATATAGCGTCTGATTCGGGATTATTTCGCTAGTGCGTTGTAATCAAAAGAAAAGCCCCCTTTGAGACTGGCATCTCGCGGGGGGCATATGCAAAATCCCGTAGCAGGGAAATCTCACATAGGAGTTAATTTATGCCTATTTTTTCCGATATCGCAAGCAATAATTGCGAACAAGATGTCACCATATCGCATGATATGGGACAGTACGATACCGAAAATCTATCGACTTCTGAAATCCAAAAGCTGAAAAAGCATTTGGAAATGGAACTGGCGTATAGGTTGCTGAAGGAACCGACAATTCCAATCGATGATTGGTTTGATGATGATGAAGAGTTCGAGGCCGATAACGATAATGACGCTCTTGGCTTTTCAATTTACTTTTCGCCAAATGAAAAAGCAGGGAAAATAGGCGCTGAAGTCGATGCACTTCGTCTGTTTGAAGTGCTTGGCAAACTTCAGTATCGGTGGGTGCATGACGTCAAGATTGAATACGGTCTTTGCGGATCGCCCAGGGTTACGATCGATGTTGAAGGTGGTGACGGTTGGGTTCACGAAGCGACAGTAACCTTCCAATCTGCCTAAATTACAAAGTTGACTACCCCCCGGCGGTCCAGCGACTGTCGGGGCTATTTTTATTTCAAATTTCCATTAACATCCACTGTACAGGAGTTGCGTTTGACAACAGATAAACCACAAGACCCACAACAGATCAAAATTTCGACAACCGATGATCAGATTGCAGACGAAGCCAGGTTTGTAGAGCGTGGCATTGACCGTGCCGTCTCAAAGCGTGATCGCCAAGCAAAGATGGCGATGTCTGAAACAACAGCAGCCAATAGATTTACCCAGCAGGTTTACGCTGGTGTCGAGGCGCAGCTTGAGAAAATCCTTGTTGAAGCTGAAAATCGCAAGGGTGGCCCTCCACCAAAGTACCTAGCCCCAATCCGGCGCACACGCATACACCTGACTGCTGAATTAGCAGTGCGTGTCTGTTTTGATGCTGTCGGCAAAAAATGGACCCGAACCAAGACGCTAAAGAGCCTTGGCAAAGCATTTCACGCACATTTGTTTGCGGAAATCATGAATGAAGACCGTGACGGTCGGCGCTTAATCAAACATCTTGAACGCCAGGCCGAACTGAAGTCCGGCGCAATCGAGCGTCGCCGGGATTACATCTTGCGTTACGCAGCCCGCAAAGGCTGGCAAGCTGAATGGGATGAGGGTGCCTTGTTTCAAATCGGCGCACAGCTTTGGAACGCAGCGTTTGAAGGTTGTGATTTGTTTGCTGAAGACAAAAGCCAGCTTGATGGCGATCAGCATCCCACAGCCAGGATAACGCTAACTGAAGAGGCGCAGCGCAAGCTAGATGAACACAACATCGTTTTAGACCAGCTGCACCCAATGTTTGGTCCAATGAACAGGCCGCCACGGCCCTGGAACCTTGACCAGATTGGTCCTTACTTGCGGCCTGACATTGCGTTGATGGTTCCGGTGGTCAAAAACATGCATGAACCACAGCGGCAAAGCGTAGAGAAGGCGTTGCGTGATGGTACAATGCAAGAGCCGCTTGATGTGCTTGATTACCTTGGATCAGTGGCGTTTGAGGTCAATGAATACATTGCTGACGCAATTGCTTTTGCGATCAATGAAAAGCATGGCGACCAGCTGAAGAAGTTCCCTTCGCTAGAGCCGTTTGAAAAAGAGGATCGGCTAAGTGCAGAGGAATTTGCTGCATTGCCGAAAGATGAGCAGATTGCAAAGGCCAAGGATGTCGTTGAAATTGACACGCTCAACCTCGGTGTTAAAGCCAGCCGGAAGGTCATGAAAGACCATTTGCAGGAGGCTCAAGACCAACTGGACAATGGGTTGGCGATGTTTTTGCCATACAACCTCGATTTCAGGGGCCGGATTTACCACGTCCCAGACTTTGGCTACCACGCTGCTGACTACCTTCGGGCCTTGTTCTTGTTTGCTGAAAAGGAAGCCGTAACAAGCGAAAACGATGGTTTGCTGTGTTTGCAAGCAGCTAACAGCTGGGGCAACGGTGTTGACAAAGGCACGCTCCAAGATCGTGTCGAATGGGTGAATGACAACATTGATTGGATTGTCGATTGCGGCACAAATTTCAAAGCAACAATCGGTCACTGGAAAAAGGCTGATGCGCCGTTTCAGTTTTTGGCAGCTGCTCAAGAATTAGCCAATTACCAGCAAGAGGGCGAAGGTTACATGACCGGCATCCCAATTGCACTTGATGCCAGTCAGAGCGGAATCCAGATTTTTGCAGCAGCAAGCCGTGTTGAAAAAGAGGGCCGTTTGGTAAATCTAACGCCAAACAAAGAGCCGCAGGATTTTTACGGTGAGTGCCTGATTGAAGCAAAACGCTTGATGGTTGAAGATTTGGAAATTTACCTGGCCCAACAGGCAGAAGATCCGATAACCGATGACGATGATGAGGATGCCTTTAAGGCAAAATCAAAGCGTGACGGCAAGATCAGGGCAATCCAAATTACCCTTGCAAACCCGGACTACACTCGTTCGACCATTAAGAGAAATGGCATGACTCTCAGTTACGGGTCTGAACAGTTTGGTTTTGCTAACCAGCTGCGTGAAGATTGGATGTCAGAATACACCAAGGATTTACGCCGGGGGCTAATCAAGGAACACCCATACGGTGATGATCGTGGATTTGAAGCATCCATCTACCTTGGTAACGTGCATGAACGGGCAATCCGTAATGTGGTGACTTCGGTCGCTGCTGGCATGGATTTCTACCAAGCCTGTGCGGCGGCGCTGGCTGCTGAGGGCAAACATTTCAAGTTTGTCGCCAAGACTGGCTTCCCGATGCACCAATACTACCGAAAGATGAGGCGTTCGAGCCAACGTGTAACACTCTACAATCAAGAGTTGAAGCACCGAAAAAACACAACAATCCAAACATCGGTGGGGCAGGGCGAGGTCAACAGGCTGAAAAGCATGAACGCAATTAGCGCAAACATTACGCATTGCACCGATGCTGCCATTCTGACCAAGGCTGTACTGCTGTGTAAGGAAAGGGGCATTACAAACATGATGTGCGTTCACGATAGCTTTTCAACGAGCATTGGCAGCGCCTTCACGATGTCCTGGGCAATCAGACGTGCATTTGTTGATTTCTTTGACGACTACTGCCTGTACCAGGATGTCCTGGACCAAGTGCGTGAGCAACTAGACGATCCTGACAATGCTGACCTGCCTGAAATCCCACCCAAAGGTAACCTCGATTTAGAGGGCGTGATGGCGAGTGACTACAACTTCTGTTGATTGAAAATACCCCAGATACAGCCGTGCAAAGTTATGCATGGCCTTAGAACAAGAGAGCGGCCAAGTGCCGCTTTTTTGTTATCTGGAGCCAATTACAGAAGGAATTTTAATGGACCCAAGAGAACGACTGCTCGGCTTGGCGGTAATTTACCGTCAGCGGGGCGACCCCATTCCGCTCGATGTACTTGCGGAAGCAGACCAGCTTGGCTTGTCGCTGGAAGAGTTTGACGAGCCGGTAACTTTTAACAAACAACATGAAGGAGAATAATTCATGGCAAAAAAGAATTTGTGGACCAGCCCGAAAGGATTGGCTCAATACCCGTGGTTGAATACTGCAGACACGCATTACGACAGCAACGGTAAGTACAAGTGCAACATCAGAATACCCGTTGCAGAAGCCAAAGACTTGATGAACCAAATCAAGGAAGCGGCAAAGGACCATTTCGGTGCCAAGGCGACAGATGCCCGGATGCCGTTCAAGATTGATGAAGAGACAGGCGAGGCTGTTTTTACAGCGTCCTCAAAATTTCCACCTAAGTGGGTGGACTCAACTGGCGCTTTGATCCCAGAAGGACAAGAGCCGGAGGTTTTCGGCGGTTCTAAATTGAAGCTAGCCGGTGGCATGTACTGCTACGAAAACGGGCCAAACAAGGGCCTGAGCCTTCAGCTGTCAGGTGTTCAAGTCATTGAGCTAGCACCTGCCAAGCAGATGCTGTTCGAAGCTGAAGAAAACGGCTTCGTTGCTGCTAATGATAACCGTGAGCCATCAGGTGACGGTGATGAGGTGCAGTACAATTTCTGATTTAGCCCGTGGAATTGCACACGGGTACAGGAGCGGGCTTGAAGAGAAAATTTCCAAACAGATAGCAGATGCCGGTATTCCGGTTTCATACGAAGAAGACAAAATTCGTTACACCTGGCCATCTAGGGAAAGTTCCTACTGCCCTGACTTCCGCATACCCGGCAAGGACGGGAAATCGATCTACATCGAGACCAAAGGCAGATTTTTGGTTGATGACCGGCAAAAACACCTGCTGATCCGTCAGCAGCGGCCTGATCTCGACATCAGGTTCGTCTTCTCGAACATGAACTCCCGTCTTTACAAAAACAGCCCGACGACACTCGCCATGTGGTGCGAAAAACACGGGTTTCGATACGCAAACAAAACCATTCCAGACGAATGGCTAACCGAAGGGAAGGAGTGACATGATACAGGAGGGCCAGATGCGGATAGCCGCCAGCAATAATAACAACAATAATGACTCCACATTTGTGATGCACACTAGCTGCGACGCTTGTGGGTCATCAGATGCAAATGGAGTTTTCGATGACGGACATACGTTCTGTTTCTCCTGTAACACCTACAGTGAGGGTGAAGAACCCAGTAGCCCGGCAAATGACAACGGATCGAAGCCGGTACAGGACCAAGGCCAAGCCCAGCAAAAAAGCCTACTCAAGGGCGTCGCAAAAGCGATCCCCGCTAGAGGCATAACTGAGGCCATAGCCAAGAAGTTTGGCTACCTGATTGGTAGCTACAATGGGCAAGAAGTTCACATCGCCACATACCGTGATAAGAACGGAAAGCCCATTTCCCAGAAGCTGCGGACCAAAGACAAACAGTTCATCACTGTTGGTAATCATAAGGAGGCTACCATCTTTGGTTCGCACCTTTGGTCCAGCGGTAAAATGCTGGTTTTGACCGAGGGTGAACTCTGCTGTCTTGCTGGTTCAGTAATGAATCAAGGACGTTTTCCAGTTGCCTCGATCAGTCATGGCGCAGCTGGTGCAGTCAAATGCATCAAGCAAAACTGGGACTGGATCAATGGTTTTTCCAGTGTGGTGATTGCTTTTGACATGGATGAGGCTGGGCAAAAGGCCGCTTTGGCTGTGGCTGAGGCGTTGCCCACTGGTAAAGCCAAGATTGCTTACCTGCCTTGTAAAGACGTCAATGATTGTCTTACTCAGGGCAAATCTAAGGAATACACCGATGCCATTTTCCAGGCGAAGGAATTTCGCCCTGACGGCATCAAGTCGGCGCAGGATTACCGAAACGTAATTAGCGTTGACGAGACTGCCAGTGCGATAAGCTGGCCCTACAGCGTTTTGAACGAGATGCTGTTAGGAATGAGAAAGCGTGAATTGATTTGTCTAGCTGCCGGTAGCGGCACTGGCAAAACAACATTCACTAAAGAGATAGCCCATCATCTAATGATGTCCGGCCAGAAAGTCGGTCTGATTTCATTGGAAGAGGCACCGAAGCGCACTTTGCTTGGCTTAGTGGGCGTTCATCTTAACAAGAACCTGCTCATTGACAGAAGCCAGGCGACAGATGAAGAGGTGCTTGATGGGTTTGATGACCTGTTCAAAGACAATCCCTGCGTTCTTTACGATAGTTTTGGCACCAATGACATTGACGTCATTTGCCAGCGCATCGAGTACATGAGCCGGGCATTGGATGTCGATTGGGTCATACTCGATCACGTCAGCATCCTAGTGAGCGGGGCTGAAGGCGATGAACGCCGGATGCTCGATCGCGCAGCTACGGCTTTCAGGACACTAGTCCAGGCTGAGGACATAGGCATGATCATGGTCTCGCATTTGACCCGCCCAGGTGGGCGAGGGCATGAGTCCGGCGCAGCGGTGGAACTTTCACAGCTTCGTGGCTCACACGCCCTAGCACAGCTGTCTGACAGCTGCATAGGCATCCAGAAAGACCCTGATGATCCAGACTCCGACATTCGTTTGCTGCGGGTGTTGAAGAACCGTTTCTCAGGTCAAATTGGTGATGCCGGAACACTTCAATACAACCGTGAAACTGGCCGTCTGCTTGAAGCAGCGGTCGCGAGTTTCGATGAAGAACAAACAGAAAAGGAGAGCGATGATGCTCAATGAACAACTTGAATTTGATTTAGATGACCATCGGTCATTTAGTGCAGACAATGACAACAGACCACCGCTTAACAAATACGAA